CCCGGCCCCCCCCCCCCGCCCTGTTTCTGCGGGGGTCCCCCCTGCCACTCCACCGACTCACTGGGGCGGAGTTTCAACGACCGGTACGTGCCCGAGACTTTAAACTTCGGCCACGCCGACGCATTCCCCTCCAACGGCACCTCCAGCTTGCCGGAGCGCACCCCACTACCAGAGAACACCTTCACCTGCTCAAAGCGCTGCCACAGGGGGCGCGCCGCCCACAACTGCACCGAAAACTGGGCAAACTCATTCTCACCCGGCAACCCAAACCACTGAACATCCGAGATGCTCACATACCGCACCTCCAGCCACCGGTAACCATCCTCAGTGGTAGCAACCACCAGCCGCGACGGCTCCCCCTGCTGCCCCAACACCCCCAGCAGTTCATCGATATGCGCCTTCACATCCCCACGGGCCTGTAACTGTAGCGTGATCTGCTGCGGGGCCTGCCTAATACCACGCCACACGGCACCGGCAGACCCAACCACTTCATCGTGCTCGTGTTCCACCGGGAAACCGGACAGACCCTCCGGTACCTCCCGGAGGCTCAACCCGTCATTGACACACCTGCCGATCCGTGACAGAACGACAGAGTTTCCACCCCTGCCAACGATGCTCATTTTCGGTCGGGGCCCGAACACCCTCAGCGCCATACATGCCTCCAGCCTCTCCAGTGGCTACGCCCGAGTCAATGCGCGGGCTAATTCCTCCTCAATGGAAGCACCGGTCGCTTGCGGTGAGTTCACCGTCACCGGGGCGTTAAACGTCGCACCCTGCTTCACCACAGCCGGGGCCTTATCCCGCACCGTAGTGAGCAGCACCCGGGCAGTCGTATTCAGCTCCCGGAGGGCGGCCTCAACGTCCGCCTGCTCCCTGGCCTGCGCCACAGCTGCCTGGGCCCCACGCGGGGCAGCACCAGCCTTTGACCCATCCGATACCAGCCAGGAGGACATCGCCTCCGCGATCCCTAACTGCACCCCACCGAAACCACCGACCTGCTGCAAGACACGCCACGCCGGTGCATCCTTATCGAACGTCCTACCACCGCCGATATGTAGCATCTTCGAGGAGGACAGTTTATCGGCCTTATCTAGCTGATCCTTGAACTTATCCCGCTTGTTCTTGATTCGCAGCTCGGTCACAATATCAGCAAGGCGGTTATGCTCCCCGAGCCTGCCGTCCAACGCCTCACGGCGTTTAGCGGCCAACTCCCGGCGTTTCTGTGCCTCCTCCAACCGGAGCTGCCGCTGCGCCTCCGCCTTCTCCTCATCGGCATTCCGTTGCTTCGTCTCCAACGCTGCCAACATCGCGTCCAATTCAGAAGCTGACGCTTTCGCAATAGCTTGCCCTAGCTGTGATCCGAGATCATCCTTAAAGACAGATGTCAGGGAGCCGACAGCAGTACCCGCCTTTGCGCCGATAATGGCCTTGCGTACTGCCGCACGTTGCTCATTGGTCATACTGTCAAGCTGCTTGGCGTACGCGTCCCGGTTGGCATTCAGTGTGGCTTCCGCGGTCCGGTGCTCGGCAGCCGAGTTCATCAACCCTGCGATGCCCTTAGCGGATAGCAGCAGCGAAGCACCACCCGTAGCCGGGGCCAGTAGCGCACCGCCCAGGATCTCAAGACCCGAGCGCACCATCCCAGTGATAGACGCCGACTTCCGACCCTCAGCCTCCAGCTGGGTCTTCACCGCATTCGACCGCACACCCTGCTGGGAGGCCGCCAAGTGGGTCGTGGCGATCTCCAACTCCCGCGCCGCGACTGCCGCATTAATCTGCGCCTCCTCCAGATCGAAAGACGCATCCGCCAGCTCCGCAGCATTCTCAAACTCGTTAAGAGCACGCTCCGCCCGCGCCAAGTCCACCGCAGTTTGCAGCATCATCACCTGTTTAATGGACTCCGCGCGCTCCTCGTCAGCGATCAGAGCACCATGCGCCGCAGCGGTAGACAACGCCCGAGCCTCGGACTGCGCCTTCGATAGATCCCACTCGGCTTGCTCCACCGCCAGGTCATCATCCACTCGCTTCTCACGCACCTGCCGGTGCAGATCCGCACCCGCCCGCAACTGCGCCGTGGTTTTCATCTGCGCGTCCAACAGTTTCAGCTCAGCATCCACGCGGGCCTGCTGCGCATCCCCATACGCCTCATGTAGCGCCGTCAAACGCGCCACCCGCTCCGCTACCGCATCCATAGAGGACACCAGCAAGCTCGCAGCCGTATCAAAGACCTTTAGCGGGATCTTCACCAACTCCAAGATGTACGCCGCCTGAGCATCGGTGATGGACTCCAATGCTAGCCGCTGCTGCCCCCGAGCTTTCGCCAGATTTGCCTCAGCCTTCGCCACCGTATCGGCAGCCTTCTTAGCGGCCTTCGGCTGGTCTCGGAGTAGTTTATTAAGCTTCTGCTGCGCCTTATCTACCGCCTGCGCGTTCTTGCCAGCATCACCCTCCCCCTTGGCTTGCCGCTGCTGCGCCTGCTCCAACGCATCCCGCGCATCTTGCACTCGCTCCGCATAATCTGACTCAGCATCCCCGGCGTTCTCCCGGGCCTCCACCAGAGCCTCCTCGGCATCAATGATGGACTGTGTGGCTTCCTCATACTTGCGGCGACCTTCGGCGATTTTCTCAAACGCCTCTGTGGCCTCGGGGGAGAGTTTCAGCACTAGCTCACCCTCGGGGAATGCCTGCTTGAGAACATCAGCGCCACTCACACCCCCGTAGGCAAGTTTTGAGAGCTGCTGCGCCAGCGGACTATCCGCACCACCAATAAAGTCACCCACGGTGCTAATAGCGGCCCTGCCGCCATAGCCGCCGACACTGGAGGAAGCACCCGTCAACCCACCAAGCGCATGAGACACGCTCGATAATTCGCCGGATCCGAGATCAAAGTCCCCGGCATCCCCGGTCTGTTCCAAGGGCCGGTGCATGTGCTGTGTGAACTGTGGGGATTCAGCGCCAGCGGCCGGGCCGTCAATCGTCAAGCCCTGCCCCGTACCACCACCAGATTCAATATGGTGCCCGCCGACGGTGGCGGCGGTATGCCCGTCCACGCCAGAGTTGTGGTACCAACCAACGCTCATATCATCGGGGCCACCCAGACCATCGACGAAACCACGAGACTTTAGAAATTCTCGCATGTTGGCAGTAGCGCCGCGCCCATCGTAGGGGGCACGCCCGTCCACAACGTTAGCGGCCATCGATACCGCGCCGGAGCAGTCCGTCCCGGCCGGAGTAAACCCGCCCAGAATGTAGGGAGTGTTCGCGTATGGTGCGAGAGCATCAATTACATGTTCTGCCCCCACCTTGCCGCCCTTAGCGTGCTGCGGCAGCTCGGACATGAGGGCTCGGAGGATATCCGTAGGCCCGCCGGTGTTAATCGCTGCCAGGGTCCTATCGTACTGGGCGGAACGCATCGCATTCGTTACCCACTCGCCACGATCAACCCACGTAACCGGAACACCCTCAGAGTCCACGCCTAGGAAGCCGTCTCGACGTTCGGTACCTGGGCCTGTGGTTGGCAACCGGTAGCCAGCGTGCCCGCCGATCCTGCCGCCGGTGGCGTGCTTATCCCCACCGCCGGAGCGGCCGAAGATACGGCGCACGGTCTCCGTGGTTTGCACGCGGACGTTATAGACCAGGTTCTTTAAGTTCGCGTCAAGTTTCGACCGCACCCTTTCCCCCACTTCGGAGGCGTTCTCCCGGATAACGATATTGCCCTCCGGCAGTTGAGTAGTTTTCACCCCTAGGGCGTCTAGGGCGGACTTAACCTCCCCAGCATTATCACTGATAACGATATTGCCGCCCTCTAGCCCGTCAAGAGCAATACCGGCGTCTTTGACACGCTTCTCCACATCGGGCGCGTTATCGGTGATGTGGATGGTTTTATCGTCTAACTCCTCGTAGGCGATCCCTAGGGCATCGAGCTTGCCCCTAATCTCCTCCGTATTATCGGTGAGCTTAAGCTCCGCCACGGGAAGGGCCTCAGCCTTGTAGCCCAATTCCTCAAGCTGCGCCAACGCCTGCTGGGTATCGGCCTTGATCTGCGCCGGATTAGCCTCCACCTCTCCCTTAGAGTCGGCATAATGGCGGGCGATTTCTCGCATTGCAAGCTCCGCCTGCTCATTATCCACCTTCGGCTTAATGGTGTATTTACCGTCGGTGCCGGTGATTTCCATGCCAAGGGCTTCAATATCGGCGCGGGATTTCTCGAAACTGTCGGGATCAGCCTCAACCTTGAGCTCTAGCTTCTCCTCATCGAGCTCAGTCTTAAACCTTCCAACCTTCGACATTACCTCCTTGGCATTATCGGAGATGTCAGCCTGAACCTGCGTCAGCACCTCCTCCGGGAATGCATTGTAGGTATTGAGCAGCTGCTCAATCTGCTCACGATCTTGCCCAGCGGCCACCGCCTCGTCGATCAATGACTGGCGGCGCTCCTCAATCATCTGTTGCGCCAACCGTGTGGACTCCCCCAAGTCCAAACCATGCTCCATACCGTCCTGCAACGCCTGCGCCCCCACTTCGGCCATTGCATCCCTGAAAGCAACGATCTGTTTCTCAACCTTGCGAGATGCTTCGTCAGCTAGATCCAGCTTGCCGTCGTCTGCGAACTTAAGCTGCACCCCGTTAACGGTTTCCACGAAAGAGTGAATAGCATCCTCAGCGTTGCTCACGGCCTGCCGCATGGCCGCGTCGGTATCCCCGTTGAACGCCAGAATGGCGGTCTTGAGGACGTTGAGCTGTTCCTTTGCGCTCTTAGCTTCTCCACCGAAGATCCCCAGCATCTCCCCTAGGGCGGAGTACGATTCAGCCCCTAAGTTGGCGGCCTCAGCAACCTTCTTATCCTCGGCCGCTAGCTCGGCCTTAGCCTGGGCAGCCTCCCGCGCAGTCTGCGCCCCATCGTGGATAACGTCCTTCTGCTGGTCTAGAGCCTCAAGACCGGCCTTAATAGCATCGGCTTTCTCCTGCTCCTCCCGCGCCGCCCCAATCATATTGCCAGCACGCAGGTTGTTCGCGGCCTGCTCGTGCCTATCAGCAACCTCTTGGATACTATCGCGCAGCTTCGTGTAAGCATCCCCACCCTGCTCCGCCGCGTGCACCATCTCAGCAATAGTAGCCAAGCCCGTATCCGCGATCTTCTTCATATCCGAGTTGATCGCATCATCAACGAACCCGTCCTGCATTGACTTAGTGATAGCCCCGCCGGACTCCGCAAATGCATCAGCCATGGCGCGGGTCTGATCCGCCAGTTCCTGCTGCCGCTGCTTCGTCTTCTCCGCGTGCGACATGAACGCGCCTAATGCCAGTGTCACGCCGGTGATAGCCAACCCCACGGGCCCGCCAATCGCCGCCCATGCCGCACTAGCGGCAGCCTGCAAGCCACGCATACCCACCGCAGCGCTACCAGCCGCCACACCCATCAACCGGGTTTTTAACTGCGCCTCACCCGCAGCATTCCCAGATGCCCGGGCAGAGGCCGCAGCCTCCTGATACGCCATCGCCAACGACTTCACCCGAGGGGACGAATTAGCCGCAGCCATCGCCAACGCCCGGTGCCGCGACAACCCCGCATTAGACGCTTGCAGCTCCGCCGCAGCCACCTTAACCTGCGTAGACCACGCCTTTGTACTGGTGGTCATCTTGCCCAGCATGCCGTCCTGATTTTCGGACGCCCTGCGGAATAAAGCCATCGCAGTCGCCGCAATCGTCAAATGGGTGGCGGTAGTCTTTACCGGCCCCGGCAGATCACTGAAAGCGGCCGCAGCGGGTTTAGCAACCGAGGTGAGCATATTGACCGCATCGGTGATGCTCCCCAGCACTCCGGGGGCCTGCTGGAAGATAGGGTTCAGTAGCGCTTCACCTAAACGCCCCACAGCCGCCCCGGTGTTCTTCATTGCCCCTTCGAAGGTGTCGCCCATCGCCTTCGCCGCGCCACCCATACCGGTCTCCATCGCGGCCTGGAACGTCTCAAAATCAATCTTGCCGTCAGACACCATCTTGGAGACTTCGGCGGAGGTTAGCCCTAACTGGTCCGCCAGCAGCGACAGCACCGGGATACCACGCCCCAGGAGTTGCAGCATGTCATCCCCCTGGAGCTTGCCGCGGGCAGCGACAGAGTTAAAGATCATGCCCATCTCGCCCATACCGGCACCGGCAATCGCCGCAGTATCGGCAATGGTGGTTAGAGTGCGCGCCAAGTCCTCACCGGGCTTAATACCCGCAGCCACAGCAGTCGCAGCAGTAGAAGCGGCCTCACCTAAACCAAACGCTGTACCCGTGACGGCTTGCGAGGCGTTCGCCATAATCTCGGTGATGCCCTCCGCGTCATGCCCCAGGCCTTTCAGCTTGGCTTTAGCACTATCAATCGCAGTAAGCCGGGCCATGCCTTTGGTGAACACTGCACCACCGGCGGCAGCGACCGTCAGCCCGGCCCCGAGCTTAGAGGCGGCAGAAGCCAGCCCGCCCATGCTCATCCCCATACCGCCACCGGTACCGCCACCGGATAGGGGGTGCATCGACTCCGACAGCTTCTCCGCAGACCGGGCCGCATTATCCAGCTCCGCCTTCAACGCGGGGTTCAAGCGCGCTTGCTTAGCCTGAGCAGACACCTTCCCCAGTGCCTTCTCCGTACCGTCAGCAGCCGCAGCAGCATCCCTCATGCCCTGTTGCAAACCCTTCGGAGGTTTCACCCCGGCAGCAGCCTTACCCGCGTGCTCTAACGCCCCGGCGGTAGCCTCCGCAGACTGTGCCGCGTTCTTAAGCTCCCCAACCCCCTCAGGTTTAACCGAGACTTTCGCGTTCGACGCGCCTTGTAGCTGCTTCTGCAACTCGGCAGCGGCAGCCCCCGCACTGCCAATCTTCGCATCAAAGTCGCGGGTGTCCAGATCCAAGCTAACGCTGATAGAACCGAGGTCGAGGCCCATGAGGGTGTCTCCTAAAAACTAGAGCAGTAGGGGGTTAGGGGTGGGCTCAAACACCCCGAGCTGGCGGGCCAGCTGGGAGTCCATGCCAAGAATGTAAGTGACGCGGGTTTCGAACCACCGCCAGCTCCGCCGGTGGAGGATACCGTCCCCGAGGTCGATATTGAGCAGCCGGTGAAGGTCACCCTCCAGCAGTGGCCAATGCTCAAGGATCCGGCCCCATGTGAGACTCCTGGCTTTCTCCTGGGCTTCATCTGTGGGGTTGTACCACTCCCGGATGCCGTAGTCCGCCAGCCATGGGCCGCCCCCTGGATCGTCGTGCCCATAGGCGCCGGGGCGGGGATCGTACCAGCCATACTCGGGGTCGTAGATTAGTCCGTCTTGGTTTCGGACGCTGCCGTCGCTGCCTGTTCGATCTCCTTGACTTGCTTCTTCGTCAGCCCTAGGGCTTTTCCCAAGTCACCGGAGGCATAGTAGGTGGCTGCTGCATCTTCGCCGAAGAAGTAGTTCAGGGCGGTGGTGGTGGCGACGCGTTCTAGTTGTGCTGCGCTGGCACCGGCTGCTTCGAGGTCTCCGAGCACTCCACCGGTGAAGGTGCCTTCGTCGGGGTTGTAGGTGCCTCCGGCGAGGATGGCGGCCTGCTGGAAGAGTTCAGCCTCCGGTGCGTCTTTGAGGCTGGTTGCGCACCAGCGGTTGTACTGCAAGACCTGCTGCGCGGTGGGGTTGATGCGGTAGTCGGTGCCGTTGTAGCTGAATCGGAGGTCTGAGTCTTCGAGGTAGTCGGTCAACTCGCCTAGGTGTGCCATGAGGGGGTGCCTTTCAGTGGGTTGGTTTTAATGTCAGGGGTTAGTGTGCGTGCAGCGGGTACGCGGTCAGTTAGTAGGGAGCTTCATCGTGGGTGACGGCGTGCAGGCGCGTGCGCAGCGGTATCGGGAGGATACGGAGCGGTGGCTGGCGGAGTACGAGCCGCACCCACTACTGGGGTTCTGGCGGGCGCATAGTGAAGTGCTGGTGCCCGCCCATGGGGAGCACTCGGAGGTGGTGGTGCGGTTCCCTACCCCGGAGGAGGCTGCGGAGGA